CCATTACTGGCTTTTTGCAATAGTTCTATGAGAATCTTATTTGCCTGTTCTTCCATATATCACCTCAAATAAGTGGTTTGCTGCCTAATTTCATTTTCTGGCGAACAGTGCAGGTTACCTCGCTGTCAGTTGTTTTGATTTCCGGTAGCCTGCCGCGTAAAGAGCTACGTTCGGAAGACAAGTTGAACCTTCATATTTTCTGGTCAACGTTGTCAGAGTTATAACTTCTGCTCTCATTGCTGGTTTGCGCTTGCATTGCAAGACCACTCGTGAAGGGGTTGGCCTGTGTAGCTTGTCGGAGCTAATCGCCTCCTGACTTTGCAGATTTGCGCGACGAGCTCTACGGCGAGAAGCTGCGGTGCCTTTAAATTCTGTTTTTCTGGACATAGATTCCTCCCGAATAAACTTTGGCGATGCAATCTCGAAGCTCCTCCTGAGACGGTTGCTTCGGCATTGCATCCCACTGCTTATGTGGTTGGGTGATCTGGCTTTTCAGCCACGTAGTCGAGAGTCGACGTTGTTTAAAGAGCCTGCCAGTCTGTTCCATTTAGCTTCCAGCGTCCTGCTGATGTGTTTAGTATCACCGCCGGAGGTATTTTCGTCAACACCGCTAGAGATAAAATATTACCGCAAATGGTTATGTGCATGTTTTTACTATTGATTTATTTTTTTAAAGTTTTGCAGAGCTAGTCTGGATGTGTAGGAGCTGAATTGCGCAATGTGATAAGTGTGATTTATATTTATTCAATAAATACAATTCGTTAGGTGTGTTTTTGACGGACTGATGGTAAAAGAAAACCCGGCGCGGAGGCCGGGCTGAAGGGGCTCATTCTAATCGATTGATTTAATATCCCATTGAGGTCGAGAAACCAGAGTGTATCTGGGCTTGCCCTTACCAACAGTTTTTTTCAGGAACGTGGCTGTTGCAACGCTTCCTAAGTGCTTGTTTATAATATCTGGGTCATCTACAGCTTTGTCAATGCTAGCGGTTCTGATATCAGTGTTACCTAAAACTATAAATTCACATTGGCGCTTGTTAGGAAGAGTTCCCAAAAATATAACGTTCTCAATAATTTTTTCCTGCTGAATGTTATCATTGCTGAGATGTTGATATACAGCTTCAAGCTGTTTTGGCTCTCTAAAAACGATGCTAAAACCTTGGCTTTTAAGTGTAAAAACTGTTTTATTTTCATGCAGATAATGAATGAATGCTCTGATTTTATCTAAGGCCCGAGAGTCTAAGTTTTCTATAGCATCAGACAATTCTTCATCATCATTATCCAAGCTTGCCTGAAATATTTTTCTGGCCTTATTAATAGCTTTTGCTACTGGGGTTTCTTCATCGAATTCAAGAGGAGCATCAGGTCTAAACTCTTCAAGTACGAATCCGAAAGAACCACGGGCTGACGCGGTAATCATGAGATGATTATTTTCTATGTTTGGTATCTTGCCTGATGCAGGAAGTGGGCCATTGAAAGAGGTTGCCAAGTAAGCTATTGCATCATTAAAACAAGATATAGCTTTTGTTCCAAATACTGCTGAAATGCCATGCGTGCCAACTACTGTTGGGCCTCTAAAAGTTAACACAGCATGCGTAGGTTCATGTTCTCGAACGTCAGCTTGTGAAATTAATCGCTCAACTTTCTCCAGACGGTCTTCTAAGCTTTTTCGGCTAATAGAATGACTTGTTGGCATATTTTTTAATAGATTACTTATTTGCTCGCGCTCACTGAGAGCGAAAACATAATCATTACGATTCATTGTTTGACCCCCTCAGTAGTAGCCGAATTAAGTATAGTCATTGCCACAACATCAAGTTGTGGGTTTAACGGGATTTGGATAAATCCCTTCCACGACAGATCGCGTCTATGTGCCCACATACTGTACCAATATACAGTCATTTCAACAAGCTCATGACTTGGTAGATTAAGTTCTTGGAAGTAGGAATCTACGAAAAACTCCTTCTTAACAAAATCATGATCAAATAGCTCTGGCTTTCTACCGATTACGATTGCATCATTATCGCCATTACTGAATTGAAAAAAGGTCACAACATCGACATCATTCGGTGGCCTTTTTTCAATAAGTTCAATATGTTCTGTGAAGCTTCCATCTACCCACTGAAAACCTTCAACTAGCCCTGCTTGAGTGAGTGAAACACGAAAGTTAAGAAAACCCTTAAGGATTTTAATCCTTGCAGGGCTAAGCGAAAAAGTACTAACAAAGCGTACTATATCCATTTTGTATGGGGAACGAGTATGGCTTGTAGGATCAGCCTCGTCTATTGGGGGGATTAACCCCATCTCATTCCATAGAGAGACAGTTGGTATACTCAATGCTTAACCTTTATAACGAACTGAATATTCGGCAAAATATTGTTTTTAGGTATTGGCTGCTGTGCTTGTCGGACGTTTATTTCGTGTCACCCAAACGTCTCTTCAGGCCATTGACTGGCGATAACCCTTCCCACAACGACACAACTCTCATTGCATGGAATTATCGGAAACTGTGGGTTCAATGGTTGTAAAAATATCTGTCCACTGTCTTTTATCAATTTCTTGAATGTAAATTCATCACCGCCAAGTCGAGCTATGCAGAAATCACCTGGTTCAACAGCCTGTTCAGGGTCAACCAAAATTAACATCCCATCAGGGAAGCTGGGTTTAGAACCAGCCGGAGCCGTCATAGAATTGCCTTCAACCTCAAGCCAGAATGCAGAGTCACTGGCTTTTTTGGTTGTGCTTACCCATCTCTCCGCATCTCCTCTGGTAAAGGCTCTAAGTTCTGGAGAGAACATACCGGCCTGAACGTGAGAAAAAACAGGGTACTCATACTCACTTCTAAGTGACGGCTGCATACTAACCGCTTCATACATCTCGTAAATTTCTTTGGCGATTGAAGGGCTAAACTCTTCAACGCTAACGTTGAGTATTTTTGCAAGCAATGCGGCGTTAGATGCATTTAATGCATTGATGCCATTAAATAAAGCACCAACACCTGATTGCCCCATCCCCATCTTGTCTGCAACAGATTCCTGAGATAAGCCAAGTTCATTTTTCTTTTTTTCATAAATGGCTTTAAGGCGGCGTGCGTCCTCAAGCTGCTCTTGTGTTAACGGTTTCTTTTTTGCGCTCATACGTTAAATCTATCACCGCAGGGGATAAATATCTAACACCGCGGATGTTGACTCTTTTACCTCTGGCGGTGATAATGACTGTATGTACTAAGGAGGTTGTATGGAACAACGCATAACCCTGAAAGATTATGCAATGCGCTTTGGTCAAACCAAGACGGCTAAAGATCTTGGCGTGTATCAAAGTGCGATCAACAAGGCCATTCATGCAGGCCGAAAGATTTTTTTAACTATAAACGCTGATGGAAGCGTTTATGCGGAAGAAGTAAAACCCTTCCCGAGTAACAAAAAAACAACAGCATAAGTAACCCCGCTCTTTGTAACAACGGACATTCGTCCTACGTCGCTGAAAAGCGAGCCCCAAGATATCTGACCAACTCAGGCCATATGCGTTTCCACGCATACCAGTCAACTAACTATTCACTATTGGAAATCTTAAGAAATGGAAAGAACAAGTTACAGCAAACTATCACAGCGCGACGTTGATCGCGCAGAAACAGATTTACTCATCAACCTGTCAGCGATTACCCAGCGAGGTCTGGCAAAGATGATTGGCTGTCATGAATCGAAGATAAGCAGAACGGACTGGAGATTTATTGCTTCTGTCTTGTGTGCTTTCGGAATGGCATCAGACATCAGTCCGATTAGCAGGGCTTTTAAGTATGCGCTTGATGGAATCACAAAGAAAAAATCCCCGGTGGCCGCCGGGGACTCTAAGCAAATTGATATGCAATTCTGAGGTCATTACTGGATCAATCCACAGGAGTCATTATGACAAATACAGCAAAAATACTCAACTTCGGCAGAGGTAACTTTGCCGGACAGGAGCGTAATGTGGCAGATCTCGATGATGGTTACGCCAGACTATCAAATATGCTGCTTGAGGCTTATTCGGGCGCAGATCTGACCAAGCGACAGTTTAAAGTGCTGCTTGCCATTCTGCGTAAAACCTATGGGTGGAATAAACCAATGGACAGAATCACCGATTCTCAACTTAGCGAGATTACAAAGTTACCTGTCAAACGGTGCAATGAAGCCAAGTTAGAACTCGTCAGAATGAATATTATCAAGCAGCAAGGCGGCATGTTTGGACCAAATAAAAACATCTCAGAATGGTGTATCCCTCAAAACGAGGGAAAATCCCCTAAAACGAGGGATAAAACATCCCTCAAATTGGGGGATTGCTATCCCTCAAAACAGGGGAACACAAAAGACACTATTACAAAAGAAAAAAGAAAAGATTATTCGTCAGAGAATTCTGGCGAATCCTCTAACCAACCAGAAAACGATCTTCCTGTGGAGAAACCAGATGCTGCAATTCAGCGCGGCAGCAAGTGGGGGACAGCAGAAGACCTGACCGCCGCAGAGTGGATGTTTGACATGGTGAAGACTATCGCACCATCAGCCAGAAAACCGAATTTTGCTGGGTGGGCTAACGATATCCGCCTGATGCGTGAACGTGACGGACGCAACCATCGCGACATGTGTGTACTGTTCCGCTGGGCATGCCAGGACAACTTCTGGTCCGGTAACGTGCTGAGTCCGGCTAAACTCCGCGACAAGTGGACTCAACTCGAAATCAACCGTAACAAGCAACAGGCTGGCGTGACAGCCGGAAAACCAAAACTCGACCTGACAAACACTGACTGGATTTACGGGGTGGATTTATGAAAAACATCGCCGCACAGATGGTTAACTTTGACCGTGAGCAGATGCGTCGGATCGCCAACAACATGCCGGAACAGTACGACGAAAAGCCGCAGGTACAGCAGGTAGCGCAGATCATCAACGGTGTGTTCAGCCAGTTACTGGCAACTTTCCCGGCGAGCCTGGCTAACCGTGACCAGAACGAACTGAACGAAATCCGCCGCCAGTGGGTTCTGGCTTTCCGGGAAAACGGGATCACCACAATGGAACAGGTTAACGCAGGAATGCGCGTAGCCCGTCGGCAGAATCGACCATTTCTTCCATCTCCCGGGCAGTTTGTTGCATGGTGCCGGGAAGAAGCATCCGTTATCGCCGGACTGCCAAACGTCAGCGAGCTGGTTGATATGGTTTACGAGTATTGCCGGAACCGTGGCCTGTATCCGGATGCAGAGTCTTATCCGTGGAAATCAAACGCACACTACTGGCTGGTCACCAACCTGTACCAGAACATGCGGGCCAATGCGTTGACTGACGCGGAATTACGGCGCAAGGCTGCCGATGAACTGACCTGTATGACCGCGCGAATTAACCGTGGTGAGACTATACCTGAACCAGTAAAACAACTTCCTGTCATGGGCGGCAGACCTCTAAATCGAGCACAGACTCTGGCGAAGATCGCAGAAATTAAAGCTAAGTTCGGACTGAAAGGAGCAAGTGTATGACGGGCAAAGAGGCAATTATTCATTACCTCGGAACGCATAAGAGCTTCTGTGCACAGGACGTTTCCGCGCTAACAGGCGCAACAGTAACCAGCATAAATAAGGCCGCGGCTAAAATGGCACGGGCAGGTCTTCTGGTTATCGAAGGTAAGGTCTGGCGAACGGTGTATTACCGGTTCGCTACCAGAGAAGAACGGGAAGGAAAGGTGAGCACGAACCTGATTTTTAAGGAGTGTCGCCAGAGTGCCGCGATGAAACGGGTATTGGCGGTATATGGAGTTAAAAGATGACCATCTACATCACTGAGCTAATAACAGGCCTGCTGGTAATCGCAGGCCTTTTTATTTGGGGGAGAGTAAATCGTGGCTGACTGGCAAATACCAATCATCATTCTTGCCGGAGCTTCGCTGGTTGCTGGCTTTATCCTGCTGAAAAAGCATAAAGACCGTGATCAAAAAGTCGAAGTTCTCTATGGGTATCCGGCGAACAGCACAACATGGCTGACCATTTACCACTACCGAAAATCAGGCCGCTGGGTATTCGAATGGGATGACCTGTTCGCTGACAAGCGACCAAAGTCATGGGGAGACATCAGCGAATGCCTGATGTTTGAAGAAAGAAAATCCGGCGCAACCCGAGAAGAGTTTAACGAAGCGTTGGCGCGATTAAGTGAGAGAGGGTATCAATGAGCAGAATTAAGTCGAGGTAACGATGAAGCAAATATATATGCTTCGCAACGAAGCAATCAGAAACAATGCCATAGACGCAATACTCTCACTTCCCATCGACGACAAGTCACCTCACGAAGTCCACATTAAAGAACTCAGGCGGAGTAATCCTCAAAACCGCCTTATGTGGGCGTTATTGCAGGACGTATCACGTCAGGTGCTTTGGCATGGAGAGAGACTTGCGCCGGAAGACTGGAAAGATCTGTTCACTGCCCTGTGGCTTAAGACCAAAAAAATGGAGCAAAGAAGTGCGCCTGGTATCGACGGTGGCGTTGTCATGCTTGGTGTGCGTACCAGCAAAATGCGAAAGGCCAGCATGACTGAGCTTATCGAAATCATGTTCTGGTTCGGCTCAGAGCGCAACGTGCGGTGGAGTGATGACTCCCGGCGAGAGTATGAATGGTCACAACGAAAAGGGAAGGCTGCATGACTATCAAATCAAATACGCCAGCACACGACAAGGACTGCTGGCAAACGCCGCTCTGGCTTTTTGATGCACTGGATATTGAGTTTGGATTCTGGCTGGATTCGGCGGCGAGCGACAAAAACGCTCTGTGTGCTCACTGGCTAACAGAGGCCGACGACGCGCTCAATTCTGAGTGGGTAAGCCACGGTGCAATCTGGAATAACCCACCGTACAGCAATATCAGGCCGTG